TCATAGTACCACCATCATTGGTTACTAATCTGTCTGCATCTGCTAATGTGATTGAAGAAGCAGATGTGTCACCATCCATGACATTTAATTCTGTCGCAGTTGATGTTACTCCATCTAGTATATTTAGTTCTGCAGCAGTTGATGTAATAGATGTACCTGCTATTTGTAATGTAGTTGCGTTTACTTCTCCACTAGAGCCATATATGACTGCTTTACTATTTACAATAGTTCCTGCACTAGAGCCATCAACTAAATTTAATTCTGTTGCAGTAGAAGTGACACCATCTAATATATTTAACTCTGAAGCAGTAGAAGTAACACCATCTAAAATATTTAGTTCGGCTGCTGTAGATGTAATAGAAGTTCCTGCAATCTGTAGTGTAGTGGCATTTACTTCACCACTAGAACCATATATAACTGCTTTACTGTTTACTATTGTACCTGCAGATGAACCATCAACTAAGTTTAGTTCTGCAGTTGATGACGTTACCCCATCTAAAATGTTTAATTCTGCAGCAGTTGAATCTACTGCAGCTAGTTTTGTAAAATCAGCTTGTACTAACCCTGATACACCATCTAGTAAATTTAACTCTGTCGCAGTAGATGTTAATGCTACATCTTCGTTTATCTTTGGACTTGTTAATGTTTTGTTTGTTAAAGTTTGTGTTGCTGCAATACCTGTAATTGTATCTGTAGTAGCAGGTAAAGTTAATGTTATGTTCCCTGAAAATGCTGAGTGTGCAGGAGCTTGTAATCTTGCATAATGTGCATTTGATGATTCACAGTAAAAATCTACATAAGATTGAGTTCCTGAGTTCTTAATAGATATAGAACCTGATTGTATATCAATACCATTAGAACCATCTATTCTTACAACACCTGTTCCGTTTGGTGTAAGTGTTATATTACCATTTGATACTGAAACTATATCCTCGCCATTTACATCAAGCGACCCTCCCAACTGAGGAGTGCTGTCCTCGGATATATTTGATATAGCACCTGATGTAGCAAGTCCTGATACGATTGCACTTCTTGTAATTTTTTTAAGACCACCACCTGAAGTATCAATCGCTATAAAAACATCATCACCTGCAACACTAGATATTTCAGATAAATCACCTACTGCTATAGAATTAAAATTTGTACCATCTGCAACAAGTAAATTACCTGCAGTGTTTGTACCCATAGTAATATCATCACCTGCGACTGTTAAATCACCTGTAATACTTAAATTTCTAAAGCCACTTATGTCTTTATTTGAATCTGCTATGACTGCTTTTGAAGCAGATACTGTTCCTGCAGTTATACCATCTACTAAGTTTAACTCTGATGCAGTTGCAGTTACACCATCAAGAATATTTAACTCTGCAGTTGTTGCAGTTACACCATCAAGTATGTTCAACTCATCTGTAGTAACTGTAGCACCATCTAGTATCTCTAGTTCTGCTTCAGATATACCTGCAGAACCTATGGTTACTGTTCCTGCAAAAGTTACATTAGCACCATCAAATGTCATTGCAGTTGTACTGCCTGACTTGATTATTAAGTTACCACTTGTGTTTGTAAGAGAAGCGAACTGTGTTCCACCATCTTTAAGTACAACATCTCCACCATCTGCGTCTAGAGTGATATCACCTGCAGTGTCTACAAGAACTGCACCATCTGCTACTAAATCTAATTGTCCATCTGTACTTGAACTGATGTGTATTGCTGTATCTCTAAATTGTAACTTCTCTGAAGAAGCAATAAGTATGTCATCACTAAATTCAAAATAATCCTCGTCTTCTTTCCATGTTAAAACACCATCTGATGTATTACCATCAAATGTTATTGCTACGTCTGTATCTGACCCTGTACCAAATGTTAAAGTATCACCTAGTAGTTTAGTAATAGGACCACCCTCGGCAGTTGTACCATCGTGGGTATGCCCTGTACTTGCTGCGAAGGCAGCTAATAACTGATTAAACTCATCATTACTGTGAGCAGCAGTTATTATGTCTCCGTCAGTAAACGTTGATTGTCTAGTGTATTCTGCTCCCATTTATCTTCTTGCTCCTACTTGATATTCTAATCCAAAACCTCTTAACGCATATGGTGCAGAAGTTCCGTTGTCGTTAACTCTAAGTGCGACAGTAAATCCTGAACCTTCAACTGATTGTCTAAGTAATGGCTCTGTCTGTCCACCATAAGTTGCAACACCATATGTAGCACTGCCATATACTGCCACAATATCTGCTGCAGATAGTGAGTATGCTGCAGGTCTTGGTGTATCAGGGTCTTCATAATCGTATCTTAAAAATAAATCTGCATTAACTGAAGACTCAGGTTTATAACTTACAAGAACACGTTGCATATGTTTACGTATTCCTGCATCACCAAAACTTAAATCAGGACTTCTATATTTACCATCTATAGCAGTTCCATCAAAATCGTTACCACTTTCTTGTTGATATACAAACCCATCAAACCCACCATGTATTATTGTTGTGCCTGTTGTGTCTGTAAAGGTAGATGTTGATGAAGGTTTAATACCTTTTAACTTAGCAAACTCAAATGTCTGCCCTCTTAAAGAACATATAGCTCCCTCTGTTAAAGTCTCTAATATGTTAGACTTAGAGAAAAAAACTCTGTATTGAGTTTTGTTTGGTATTACAACAGAATTAAAATTAGTTGCAGTAGCTATATTACTATTAAAAAGAGGTTGTACATTTGCACTTATAGTTCCTAATTCAACGTCACCAATTCTTGCAGTACCTGCTACTGTTCTTAAACCATCAGGTGCTAAGAATATTAAGTCACCTGCAAATTCCTGTATAGTCTGTCCATTTACACATCCTATATCTCTTGTCACAGGGGTAACTGCAAAGTTAGAACTTGATGTTCCTGATAATTTAAATATTCTGTTTTCACAAAAAATAAATAAATCTTCTCGGAAAACTTTCAGACCTACTATGGTATCGTCTACTTTTATACTACCTGCACCACTACCTGTGGCAAAACTATCTTCGTCAAAAGGTATACTAAATACTATCTCTTGTTTGTTACTTGACATTCCTGCATAGAACATATGATCTTTAAATGCCTTAACAAACTTTGCACCTGTTACTGCAGTAGTTACTTCTCCACCACCACCCGAAGATACATCTGTTGCACTAAATGATGTATTAAATACTGTTGGTGCATTATTGCCATCTGCAACTATAAACTTATCATTACCATCAAAATTAAATATTTCAAAGTCATATGTAGAAGCACTTGTTCTTCCTGTATCTATTGCAGTCCAAGAATTGTTACCTGCAGTTGCAGTAAATATTTTTTCTCCTCTTGCAGCTACAATTTTGTCATTAAATTTTATAGACAATAAAACTGCTTCTGTGGATGCACTTGTCTGTGGAACTATGTTCGTAACAAGTTTACTAAATCCGTTTATTCTTCTGTAACCACCCTCTATATCAGGTTCAAAGTTTTGTAGTTCTAATGCCTCACCCGGTTGCATAGCAAACGTTGATTTATTTAAAACTAAGCCACCCTGTAGAGGAAAGTTTACAGGTGTTACTTGTGATGCGTCAGGCATTAGTTTAACCTTGCGTTAAGTGTATTTGCTCCGTATGTCCCTGCTCTTGGTATATAAGTAGAACGCACATATTGAAATTTATTAACAAGTAAAGTTTGCATATTTTTTATGCCTTGTTCAAATCTTTGAAAGTTTAATTGATATTGTGCAGTCTCACCTCTATATTGATAAACAAAAGCAGTAGCACCATCTATTATAACTGCATCAAATCTTTCAGGTATACTTGTTGTATCTGTTGATGCAGACATATCAGATGGAAAAGTAAAATGGTCAAATTTAATTGAATATGACCTGTTTGGAAAAGGGTATAATAAGTAATTATTATCAGGTGTTCTAACTACGTGTTCAGGCACACCTCCTTGGTCAAATTGTGCTACAGTAACACCACTTGCATGAGATGAAGCAGTAGTGCCTCCTGCACCTCTTGTACATCCTGTAAATGTTGTACTTGAACCTATTGCAGTATATGTTACTTCTTCATTACCTATGTGTAAAGTACCACTAGAATCAAAACCTGATGTACTAGCAACTGTTATTGTTTCTACACTATCTGTATGAGTTGTACTAGTTGTAGTAGTGTTTATTTCATCTTCTTGATCACTAACGGCATTAATATATTCATTGTAATCTAGTTGAGATAATCTATAGCCTGAATTACCTAAATCGCTATCTTTTACAATTCTAAATGTATTATAATCAACTGTCTTTGCTGTTGTTGGAACACTGTATCGCACAACACCTGCAGTTAAAGTTTTTGTTTCCGTTGAATGATTAAATGGATAATTAAATTCTCTTTGATTAATATATCTTACAGCCTCGTTGACTGCATTTTGTGCCTGAACTTGTATGCCTCTAGCAGTAGCAAAAGTTGTAGAAGTAAGTTGTACCTCATTTAATCGTGCTAGAGTTTTATTTGTGAGATTAAGAAAAGTTCCTGACATTTGTAATTCCTAAGTGTGAAGAGGAGCAAGTTGCCCTGCTCCCCTAAATAGTTATGCTAACTGGTCTCTATCAACCTCATCAGGCTTATCATCTAAACCATGACCTGCTAAATCAATAACAGTGGCATACATTCTAAGTCTGCCTGTTGCTGGAGCAGCACCTGCAATCTTAGCATCAATAGTATCTGTAGTAGTTACAAATTGAGTGTAAGTTGAAGCTCCACTTCCAACAATAGTGTTAGTCTGACCATTACTTCCTGCTGCACAAAAACCTGTAGAGGTTATATCTGCACCATCAATAATGTCATCACCTGCTGCGAAGTCCATGTCAAGAGTACAACT